TGAGAAGTTAGTCAGTGTAATTCAGTTATTGAAGAGTTGTGATAGTTTGGCTAATATGGTTCATATATTGAATCTGTATTTAGGTATTTATTTTGATGGATCTATGTTACCCGGTTTTATTGCTCTCTTCGAGAAATGCACTAGTAGTTTTATGACGTGTCAATCTAGTGGATTGGATTTGTTTAAATCTTTGTTGAATAATTGGCAAGCCATTAAGGAGAGTGAAGCAGCAAGACAGCTGTATCATTTTATTTCTACTGTTTTAGCTACAGGGTTGTGTAAAGTAAATAACATTAATTTATGCTATAAAGGACTTGAAGTATTTAAGGTTGCGGCAGCTAAGAAAGTTGCTAATTTAGTCGACTTAGTCCAAGTGATAATTGAAACAACCGTATTCTTCTATGAGAGAGGTTGTATTTATTTACAAACCAACAATTTGTGGGATTTGATGTATTCAGATAGTCAGTTACTTCAATTTGAGAAGGAATATGCCTTTGTTTTAGCTAATGAACCTCACGCTTTGTTAAGTGAATGGGAAGCTATGGGTATGTCGAGTCTTGATTATCATAGTTTAATGGAGAAAGTAACAAGCGATATTTTGGGAATGATTAAAGTTTCTACTGGACCTGAGAAGAGTAATTTAACCACAAAACTTATCATGTTAGAGAAAGTTAAAATAAGAGTTAAAAGAGCTAATGTAGCCCCTTCTATGAGGATGAAGCCTTTTGGTGTATGTCTTTTTGGTGGTACTGGAGTTGGTAAATCGTCTGTTTTACCCTATATGATTCACTATTTAAATATGGTGAACGGCTTTGAATCGTCCAAGGAAAGAGTTGTTACTCTAAATCCTGCCGATAAATTTCAATCTGAAATTAAATGTAATACTAATGTTGTCATTATTGATGATATTATGAATCAGAAGTTGGAAGTTTCGGAAGGATCTCCTGGTGATTTGATTATTCGATTGCTGAATAATATTCCTGCTGCAGCTTTAAAAGCTGAAGTAGAGGCCAAAGGTAATGTGATGATGAATCCTAATTTTGTTTATGGAACTACAAATGTAAAAAATTTGTGTGCTAGTCAGTTGTCTAATGAGCCTGTTTCCATTTTGAGACGATTTGAGTACTTTATTACTACTACTGTTAAAGATGAGTATAAGAGGAAAGATAGTGGAATGTTGGATTCAAGTAAGATTAGGACCGATAAAGTCCCAGATGCTTGGTGGTTTAAAGTTGAATATGTAGTGCCAGTAGCTGTCCATGATGGGCATGCTGCTAGTCCCAATTATATCATTGCAGAAGATGATGGTAGAAAATTGGAGAAAATTGGATTTCAACAATTGCTCGATTATTTAGGGCATCAATCCAAAATACATTTTGACAGTCAACGGTCATTTGTAAGTAGATCAGCTGATATCTTCAAGATGAAGATATGTGAGAATTGTAAACAATTTGAAAATTTTTGTAATTGTGAGTATAATATAGCTGAGATGAATGTTACACTTGAATCAAATCATAACATAACTTTCGGAGAATTTACTGCTCCCTTAGTCTCATCTGTGAGACATTTTGAAGGGGATGATTCCGATAATGATAGTTTGAGTGATTTTGATTACGTCAATTCAACTGAAGAGGAATGTGAAGAGGCCCTGAAGAGGGATCTAATGTTTGCTGAGCAAGTACAAGAGTTTCAGTTAATGCAGAAGAGACGATTGAAATATCAAACAAACGATTGGTTCAAAGACATCTTTGACAAGGAGCGTATTAAGAAGAATAAGATTAAACACCAAGGAGATGGTGTTAAGAGTAATAGTTCTAGTGAAGATAGTTTTATAGTTTCAGATGATGATGGCATGACAAGTGCAGATGATCAAACTCCAGTAGCTAGTGATTCTGAGAATAGGACCAAAATCAGTATGGATCAATTGTTTTTCGGTATTAATATGCCAACTAAAACCCGGTTTGAACATTTACGTGACAGGACTATTAAGACTGTCATTAAAAACCCTTTTTTACAGGGTTTTATAACTGGGCAATACAACTCAATGTTGGGTTGGTCTGCTGTTTGTTGGAATTTTTTGTACGCAAAGTGGAAAACTGATAGATG